TATGAGAGATCAGGTAACTACGATTTAGTTATGGCAATGATGGGTATTGTAGTTCAATTAAAAGAATGGTATGATCCCGAAGAAGATGATTCATGGGAAGAAAATAGTATTTCAGATCAATTACTTGAGTGGAGAATGGAACGATATGGAAACTATGAAGAAAAAATGAAAAACATAAATAAAAAGTTTAAATTATAATTACCAATGAAGTATTTTTTAAATCAACGTATTTCTTCTAAAAAGAAGAATAAGAAATGGAGAGAAAAAATGGTTGATTACCATGTCGAGTTATCTTATTCTTGGTCAGATGAATGGGAAAAGATTGAAGAAAATTATGCTCTTAAGAATAATCAATTAAATCGCAGTGAAATTGCGAGTATATGTAAAGGGTTGGGCACTGAGGAACATTCCGATGTATTTATTAATGCATATAATAAAACACATAATATTATTGATGCTCATAAAGGTGAAGAATGGAATAGACCATTTTCTTTTAGTATTATTAATAATTCTAAACGAACGGTAGATAAGTTAGAAAGAGATAAAAGAAGAGAAATAGAAGAGATAGGAAATGAAATATTTAAAGTTGAATCAGAAAGACAAATTGAACTCTATAAAATTGAAGAGCAGAAAATAAAAGGTTCAATGGATGAGCAACAGGCTCAAGGAGAAATAGAAAAGTTACAAGCAAGATATGATAAATTATATGGAGAAATAGCTGACCCAAAAACAGTATTTGATAAATATAAAAATATAACAACAGCAGAGGAGATAGCAATGAGTAGAATCATGAAAATGATTTCAGATAAACTCAATTTAAAATTTATAAAGAATCAAACCTTTGAAGATGCTATTATAGCAGGAAGAGAGGCTGTTGAAATTTATTCTCTTCATGAAAATGACTTACCTAGAGTTAGACAAATAAATCCCTTAAATTTATTCTTTCAAAAATCACCAGATGTAATGTGGATACAAGATGCAGATTTTGCAGGTTATTCAGAATTACAAACTGTTGATAAGGTGATTGAAGAATATGGTGAGTTTATAACAAAAGAAGAGTATAAAAAACTAACAGAAACAGGACCATATTTTGGAGATTTAAAAGGATTAAATCATCCTTTCTCAGTAGATAAAAATAATAAACAACCATCTGAAGATAGAGAAGTTCGTAATTTTAAAAACCTTCCTCGCGATCAAAACTCATTAAATGCAGAAGATTATATTCTTTCTGATATGGGTAACAATGGTTATATAGGAACAGATTATGTTAATAGATTAGGATTAAATGCTACCGATACTCGCAGTAATAAATTACGTGAATATATAAATGTATATACAATATATTGGAAGTCTCAACGTAAATTAGGAAAATATTCTTTTATTAATGAGTATGGTGAACCAGATATAACTTATGTTGATGAATCATTTAGTATTCCTAGAAGTGCAAGAAAAGAAACGGTATCAAATGGTTATACTAAAAATAAAGTAATTTATAGTTGGGTAGATAAAAAGGATACCACTAAACAATTTTCTTTAGAGTGGATATGGGTTCCTGAAGTATGGAAAGGAATTAGAATAGGTCAAGATATATATTGTCAAATAGGGCCCGTCAAACATGCTTATCAATCATTATTAAATCCTTATGATGTTAAATTACCAATATATGGACATATATATAATAATAGAAATGCATATAGTATTTCCTTAATGGATAGAATGAAACCATGGCAGAAACTATACTATGTTATAATGGCCAGGATGTTAAAACTAATTAGTCAAGATAGAGGTGTATTAACTTTTATTAATATACACATGCTTGATAAAAATTTAGGTTTCAAAGAGGCATTAAGAGTTGCTGAAGATAATGGTATAATCCCTTATAATCCATTAAGTAACTCTAAAGGAGCTGGTAATTTTGGTAATACAAATACCATGAAAGTAGCTGAACGCATTGATGCTACTAATTCAGGTGCAATTCAACATTATATTAATATTTTACAATTTATAGAACAGAATATTAAATTATCATCCGGAATGTCTGATCAACGTTTAGCACAAACTAACGCACGTATGACAGCTACTGATAATTATAGAGATACAATGCATTCTATTAATATAACTGAGCCATTACATGCAGCGCATGATTTATTATGGCAGGATGTATTACAGGGAATGATGGAAATGACATTATCTGTTTTAAGTGAATCTACAGGTAAGATAAGAGGGTTTCTTAATGATGAAGAAAAAGTACTTGTAAATTTAGATTTATTAACATTAGAAGATAATTTTAAACTTAGGGTAGCTGATAATTCTAAAGCATTTAAAATACTTGAACAAGCTAAACAACTTAGTCATGCTCTTGTACAGAATGATAAAGCAAGTCTTGATACACTAATTGAATTAATGGAAACTGAAAACCTCAGTGAATTTAAACATATTGTTAAAGAGATTGAAGAAGAGAATAGACAACGTAGACAAGAATCTGAACAGGCTCAAAGAGATCATGAAAAAGAAATGGCTGAAATGGCTCGTAAACAATCTGAAGATGATCAAATTGCAAGACTTGATGAAATATATCTTAAAGGTAGAATTGAGTATCAAAAAGAAGTAATGAAGGCTAAATTAAATGCCGCTTCATTTGATGAAGAAAAAGATTATAATAGAGATGGTATTGCTGATTATTTACAATGGGAACAATTACAACAAAAAGTAAATAATGAAAGTCGTAAACTAGATATAGCAGAATTTAAAATCGGAATGGATGAACGTAAGATAGAAGCAGAACAAGAACTTAAAATGTCAGATTCTAAGTTAAGATTAGAAAAAGAAGCATTGGATAGGCAAATGAAAGATCTTGAAATGCAACAAAAAGAAAGATTAGAGGCTATGAAAATAAAAGCCATAAAAGATAAAAATAAATCCAAATAACTAACTAACTAACTAACTAACTAAAATGAATAAAACAACTGAAATTATTTTACATGGGGTTAATACCCTTGCTAATACCGTCAAACAAACATTAGGTACTAAAGGTAGAACAATTTTATTTAATGATGAAAACAATAGAACACATATAACAAAAGATGGTGTTACTGTCGCAAGACACATAATGTCATCCGATGATTATGAGAATATGGTTATTACTGTATTAAGAGAAGCATCATTAAAAACTATGAAATCAAGTGGTGATGGTACTACTACAACAATGATATTAGCACAGTATATTCTTACTGAGGGACTTAAATTAATTGATAACGGGTTAAGTTATTATGAATTAAGTAAACAGATTGATAAAGCTGTTCAAAATGTTGTTGATTATGTAAATTATGATTCAATTAAAATTGAAAACAATAAAGAACTATTAAAAGAAATAGCATCTATTTCATCCAATGATGAAAAGCTAGGAGAATTTATTTATTCTATAATTGATGATATTGGTTTATATGGTGATATCGAAGTTAAGGAAAGTCAATATTCAGAAACACGTGTTAATAAAACAAAAGGTATGAAATTACATAAAGGTTGGATTGAAAACTTTATGGTTAACGATACTCGTGAAATGTGTTTTAAAGCAGATGATTGTCATGTTCTTATTGTTGATGATATTATTCAAGCTGTAACCGATATTGATCAATACATTAAACATTTAATGGGGAAACCTCTTGTGGTATTTTGTGAGGATATCACTGATATTACTCTTACTCAAATAGAAAAGTTTATGGGTGCTACAGGTAATCCTATTTGTTTTGTTACTAATGACGGACATGGAGATAGAAAACATCTACTTATGAATGATTTGGCTGCATTAACATCATCTTATGTTATAGGAGCACAGGATGATTTTGATCCTCGTAATCTAGGATTTGCTAAACAAGTAAAAGTAGACGAATGGTATACTTCTATCTTAGATGGTAATAATGATGAGGAATTAATTGAAGACATAATTTATGATATTAAAGAAATACTATCAGATGATGATAATAGTGATGAAACACTTATAACAAAAGTAGATCGTAAATTTCATAAAAAAAGATTAGCTAATTTAACAGGAGGAGTTGCAGTTATACATGTAGGAGGAAGAACTCACATGGAGATGAAAGAATTAAAAGATAGACTTGATGATGCAGTATTAGCAGTAGAATCAGCTATCAAACAAGGTGTTAATGTGGGTGGTGGTTCTGCTTATTTAAATTGCCAAAAAACATTAAATGAAAAATACAGAAAAGAATTATGTTTTGAATCAGGTCGTCAATTAATTCTTGATTCATTAAGTGAACCTTTTAAACAATTATTAGCTAATGCAGATTTGTCTGATAACTATGAAACATATAAAGAAAAATTAACTAGTGGTTTTGCATTAGACTTAAGAGATAATAAATTATACAAATTATCTAATGCTAAATATAGAGTATATGATCCATCTTCGGTTCTTATTGACTCTTTAATTAATGCATCAACAGTTGCAAAATCATTATTATCAATAAAAGATATAATATTTGATGGTAAAAAATTAAGTATATAGGCTTAATTATGACAACTATTAAAATATAAATAAATAAAATATAACTTATTAATAACTAAATTACGTAAATTACACATGATTGATCCAAGTATCCCCGAAGAGGAAATGAATTTTGATTTTGGTCTTGATGATATTCTTAAGACAACAAATGAAGCTTCCTCCGAACCGACAGATAGTGAAGATACTTCTAATTTTATGGAAGATGTTCAACAAACTATCGAACAACATACTGCAGAAAATGAACCTGTAGTAGAAGAACAAGTTACTGAACAGCAACAACCATCATATAATAACGATGTTTATTCAGCTGCTTTAGATGTATTGAGAGAAAATAACTTACTTAATATACCTGATGATATCGGGGATATTAATCAAGAAACATGGAATGACCTTATAGAACAGAATAAACAAAATCAACGATCTGCTATTTTAAATGAAATGCGAATGAATGCCGCTGATCCTAAAATAACTGAATTATTTGATTATGTTTATCAAGGGGGTTCGTGGCATGGATTTGAAGAAATGAAACAAACCATAAGTGACGAAATTAATATCGAATCACTGAACACTCAAGAAGCAGATGATCAAAGATATTTAATTGATTCTTATTTAAGAGAGGGATTAGATCCTCAAAATCCAGCACATCAAAGAAGAATTGAAAATATTCCTAATGAGGTAGAAAATTATTTTGATAGATTAGAAGCAGAGGATATTGCCCAGGAGGCAAAAAATTATTTTTTAGGTAAAGTAAATGAACAAAAACAAATGGTTGCCTATCAACAACAACAAGCTCAACAACAAGAACTTCAACACCAACAACAGCAAGCTCAACAACAACAAGAATGGATTAATGATTTTAGACAAACATTAAATCAAAGAAATTGGTCTCAAAATAAAAAAAATAATGTTGTTAGACAATTTGATATTGTAGAATTAGATGATGGTAGAGAAATGGAAATGTGGAGATATAAATTTAATGAATTATGGAAAGATCCAAATTTAACACAAGTTTTTATAGATTTTATTTCAGATCTTGATCCTCACACATTACAATTTAATTCAAGGGGAGTTTCAGTTAATAAACAAGTAACATCAACAATACAAAATTTAATAAACAGTAAACAGCAAAATAGATCAAAAGGTCAATATAGCGATAAAAGACAATCAGATTCTTCAGTTCAAAGAATTGACCCTCGAAATATTTAAAATTAATAATATTTATTTTTATAATTAAACACATTTAACAATGTCAGTAAAAACATTTGAAAATGCCAAATTTATCCATAATGGACAATTAAGACCTACCGTATTAACAGATGGTCTTTTGGCAACAGGTACAATTAAAGGACTTCACCTAAGTCAAGCTTTTGGAAGTACTGAAAATCTTGAAACCATAAATATGGGTTATGCTCAGATATTCTCTGCAACTAACCGTTATTATGGTAAACCAATGATTGGTATGACCGAAGCTAAAGGTAAAGTAAAAACAATCAATCGTTCAGGATTCCGTTGGGAACTATCAGGAGGTAATACACAAAAAGCTCGTATTACTCAAGTTCCGTGTACTGATGCTAGACCCGGTCTTCATTTACAATCTTTTGATATTGTAGTTGATAAACCTTGGTTTAATGTATCAGATATCATAATTCCTCAACATAATCAAAAATTATGTCGTGTAATGACTTATGGTAATGGTCAATCCCGTTCTCATCACCAAGTAGGCCCTAATGCATTTAGGTATACTATTCAATATGTTACTAATAATGGTAATGAATTCTTAGATCCTAGATATATCCAAGAAGGACAGGAATGGTGTAAAGTATCCGGTGCTGTAGCTACAGAAGATAATATTGATGCTGGTGGATTCCAATTCTATTCAATTTTTGAAAGTGAAGGTCAGATTCAACAACATGCAATTAAAGTAGCTGTATCAGATAAAGCTGCTCGTAGATCTAAACAAGCTATGGACGGTAAAGGTGGAATGGACGAATATGGTAAATATTTGAAAATGCTTTGGGTTAAATATGAAGACAAAGTTACAGGTAAACCAATGGCTCGTTTTATGGCATTGTTAGATGCAGAAGCATTTAATGAATTATATCAAAACTGTGAATGGACGTTAGTATTTGGTAAAACATCTAATAACATGGTATCTCCTGAAGGTCATCAAATTTTAACAGCTTCAGGTTTACGTCAACAATTAGAATCAGGACATACATTAGAACATAATGGTGCTCTATCTCTTGAAGAGTTAGAAGATTGGTTTGATTCTATCATTAAAGATAAAATCTCTGAAGGTGAACAAAAAATTGTATTATCTGCAGGGCGTGAATTCCGCAAAATGTTTGATAAGATGATTAAAGCAGATGCTAAAGCATTTACAACTATTGATTCATTATTCCTACGTAAAGGAAGTAATTTCCGTGATCTTGATTATGGTTCTTATTTTGCTAATTATAAAGGATTTACAGTTGATATTTCCGTAATGGAAAATCCAGCTTATGATAACCAATATTATTGTCCACAAATGCACCCAGTACGTACAAATGTACCTATTGATTCTTGGCGTGCAGATATCCTTGATTTTGGTTCTAGTAAACAACAAGGAACAGGTGGAGAAACTGACAATATTTCAATGATTCAAGAATCTTATTGTAACTATAACATTAGCTATAATGGTAAATGGTATGGCGAACATGATGGTAAAACAGGAATGCCTATTACTGACGGTGGCTTAGGTCAAGCTGGAGGTGTATCAGGATATTCTATTTTACGTGAAAAGTCTGTTGGTCTTATGGTTGCTGATGTAACTCGTTGTGGTGCAATATTCTTATCATTTGATTAATAAAACACATTTCATAATTTAAAAACTAACTAAAAAAATGACTAAATATATTAAAGAAGATAACAGAAAAATTAGAATTGAACCTAATCCTTATCGAAATATTAAGCAAAAGTTTAAAATGAAAACTAAAAAGCTTAGTGGCGGTCAACCTGTAGTTAATTTGCAAGGTAACCCTGTATATACAGAAGTTACACCTGAATCACTATATAGAGTTCCGGGGACAAGTAAAAGAGTTGCCCCAGCAAGAACTCAGAAAGGATTAAATACAGGACTTGACATGCTAGTTACAAACCCATATAAAGATGTTAATTCATATACACCTGAATGGGAAGTAGTATTAAAAGGAAAGGAAAAGGTTCTTTTACAACATATCTTAGAATATGAATGTGGATATTCTTTAGATTATCTAACTCATCGTATTCCTAATGGAATAGTTGCTTCAGATAAAGTTGATAAAAGGTTCTTTGAAACTGTTGAATCTAAACCTAGATTAGATGGCAATGTAACATTTCTACATCTTTCAAACCCTATTCATAAAGTTAATTACTATACGCTATTGGCACATAAATCCGTTGCTAATACTTGGGATGAACTTATGGATGGTGGTAATGAAGATGCTGAATGGTATATTGTTGATGATGAATCAAAACAAAAACGTCAGAAATCTAAATCAATGCGTGTAGTTGAAGGTGGTGCTGCTTTAAAAGAATTAATGGATAGTAATTCAGATTCTATAATCACAATGACTAAAGCATTAGAATTGTCAGAAGCTTCTGATCGCAATATAACTAAAGATAAAGCATTTAATATTATATATAATTATTATAATAAAAATATTAAATCTTTTGATCAGTTTATTGAAATATATAATTTGTGGAAAGATCCTGTTGTTGGTAGAAATAAATTTATTGCAATGGGTGATTTATTCAATTATCAGAATCAAGGTTTAGTTGCTTATAAAGGTGGAAGATATACTTGGTACAAAACAATCCCTGGTGAACCGGCTGAAACATTTACATTCAATGGTAAAATGAATTTTATTGTTGAGTTTTTATTGGATCCGGCAAATCAAGAAAATGTAGAAATGCTTCAGGAAGAATACGAAAGTAAAATTAAATAAATATGCGTATTGAACAAATGCATTATAATTTTGAACTTGGCTTAGATCGGGTCGCATCAAATGATCGACCTGATTTTATGCCGTGGGAAATAGATGAATATCTAAATAATGCAATTTTGTTGTTTTTAAAGAAAAGATATAAACTTGATCAAGCTCGGAAAGCATTTGAGGTTGATCAATTTAGAATGTCTGAACTTGCAAACTTGCATATAAAATCTCCTGAATTACAACCAGCAATAACACCCATTGATTTGGGTAATGGTTTATACGAAGTAAGATTAAATGATTTAGGTAATAACATTAATAATCAATACTTTAGATATTTATTTTTAACAAAAGCAGAGATAACAATAACGAAGGGAACTTGTACTAAAAAAATTAGAGTTAATTTACATCAAACTGATGACAATAAAACCTTTTTCAGTCAACCTAGTTTTGATTGGGGAGAAATACTTGCAATGTTTGGTAAATCAACTTATAATACTCCAGCAATCATACCTGCTCCTGCAATTAATGCAGATTCATATGATATGACTGCTAAGTTAATAGATGATCCTGGACTTACAACTGAGCGTTTTAATAATGATCAATTACAATCTTTATACCTTGATACAAACGGCTCTGATGGAACACAACAATTTACAGTAAGTAGTGCATGTATAAGTTATATTAAATATCCAAATAGAGTTTTTATAGGAGGATATGCACATATTGATAAACATTCAACAGCTACTACTGAACAAATTCAATGTGATATTGATGAAGGTTTTCATCAAGACATAGTTCAAATGGCAATACAACTTGCATTAAAAGATATAATTGGTGGAATAAATCAAGCTCCTCCGCCTCAAAAAACACAAAAATAATACTAAACAATTTATAATTATTAATTAAAAATTACTTAAAATGATTTCAAAACATAGTCAAACAAAATACTTTATACTTGATCCCACTGTAGCTATTGCTACAGGTTCAAGTTTTTTGTACACAGCCGGTACAGGAGCACTTAATCTAGCAACTGGTAGCGCAGGGTTTTTTGGCCCTACACCAGGTTCAGGTAATCATCAGGAAGTTGCAGTTGCACCTGCTGGTCCAGGATCTGCATTTCAGATAATCCAACGCAGAGACACATCTCAAGATAGATCTCCATTATATAATCGTCCATTTGAGCAATCTGATTGGATTAATGCTTTTTGTTCAGAAGGTATTATAATTGATCAATCGAATGCCGCTTTTGGATCAAATGATTCTCATTTAATAGGAGATGGTACTGTCGGTGGTTCAATTATACCTGGCGATTTAACCACTTACCAAATTCAAGTATCTGGTCATGGTGATCGTACTGATTGGTTTAATGGTGGATATAATACTCCTACAGTATCTGGATTTTATACAAGTCCTGATTTTTCTCTTGGAACAACAACTGCCATTCAACAAACGGATATAATTATTGCAGAATTAGCACTTGCTGTTAATGATAATAAATCTCAACAAATGGCTTTTGCTGTCTGTATTGATATTCTTGGTACTGCCGGTGGTACAGGTGCTGTTAATATTGATGATCTTGGTGATGGTACTATTGCAGTGGGTACTACTGTAACTATCGGGTATGATAAAACAGGTAATACACATTCATTTGTACTTACAACTGAAATGGCTCAATCTTTTGCAGCCCTTGAAACACGTTTAGTTGCTTTAGGGGCAGTTGCTTCAGCATCTAATTTAGTACCATATGTTGTTCCTGGAACAACTAATGCTCCTGCTGCTGCTGTTGCTCCAGTTGCTGGTTCTGCAGCTACAGGTTCTACTATGATTTATGTTATGGCATTAGATGAAGGGCAAGCAGCTTTTGATTTTAGAATGCAAACTAAACGTAGAATTGAAGTGGGTCTAGTAAGTGGACTAGATAATGTAGCTCAAGAAAGAATTAGTGTTGGTTCTGAAGGTCAAGGTTATGGTCATCAATTGAATATTCAATATCAAATGAATAATCGCTATGAAGAAACTAATCGTTCAAGAATGCCTTATGAAAGTTACCATTTAGAATTTCCAAATGCATTTTTACCTAATGCTTTCTATGATTATTTCGTAATAGAACATTGTGATGGTAGAACAGCATCTAGTGGAATGCCTTCCGTAAATAAATCTACAACTATTGTAGCAGTTGTTAATACAACTATTGGAGATGCTACGAGCAATCCATTTTTTGGTGTTGCTACAGCAGCTGCTCAAAGAGCATACATGATATTAAATTTAAATTTATTTAATACTAATAATAGTTTAAACGCAACAGCATCAGGTGCAGCATTAGTTTAATAAAACATTAAAATGGCAGATCTCAATTTTTTAAATACAACAAATTGTGATGCTATAACATTTAATACTCCTACAACAGGGCTTCAGTATGTTGATTACATACTGGGCTCTGCTGTTAAGGATTTTACAAATGTTGATAAGTATACAATAACACATTCTACCAATTGTTGTACACCTGGTATTATAACCAATATTGCACCTCGATATCAATTTGTATTGAGTGAATCATGTGTTCCTGCCGCAGGTCCAAGTGATGTATATAGTGTTCAATTTGGAGGATTTAATGCAAATTTAATATCTGGAAATTTATCTTTAGTAGTTGATGGTGGATTACCTATTAGTCCTGTATCTACAGTTGTTGGAGGAGTATTAAGTATAGATGTTAGTTTACCTAGTGGATATGCAGCCCCTACAACTTATGAACTTACAATAACAACTCAATCTGGATTTGTTTATGTTATAGATTTTATTATAACAAAATCAGGTGTTGCTTGTGATGGAGTTCTTTCAGGAACTGTAATTACATACCCTGCTTTACCTAGTAATATTGTACAAATAGCTTCTCCTGGAATTGCAGCAACTACAGGAAATGTTACTACTTTATCGGGTTCTTTTGCTGCCACAACAGGCGGTACACCAGAAGCAATAAACTTAACTGCTGATAATACGGGAATAATTGGTAATAATATTGTTATTACGGGCGATGGCATTGATTTATTAAGTGCACTTGTTTCAAATTGGAATGCTGCTAACCCAACTAATACAATAACATTAACTGAAATCGAAGGTAATGATTATACTCCTTCAAACGGAGAAACATTTACATTATCAGGTGGAGTTGATGAAGTTATACAATTAAGTGTTAATTCTTTATATGGTTCAACAACTATGTTGCCTGGTACTTATGAAATTATATTCTGTGAAGTAAATCAAGATACAACATCAACCTGTATACAAAATCACACATTTATTGATTGTGGAACACTTAAATGCCAAGTTGTTAATAAATGGGTTTTGTGTGTTGATTCTAACATAATGGATTTTTATAATGCATTACTATATTCTAATGATTGTACATCAAGTGTTTCATATTCTGAAATATGTGCATTATATGAAATATTAATTGTATTATTACAAACAGATGGATGTTTTGGTAGAATTGATGATTGTAATTGTTCTGATGCTTCTACTGTAGCCAATAAATTAAACCCTATAGCATATCCAACTAATTCTAATAATAACCCTTGTAGCAGCTGTTAATATGGATCCAGATTTAAAATGTCATTTTGTTAAACAATTATCCCAATATGCATCAAGGATATTATATGGATATAATTGTAATATGGAAGTATTACTAAGTGATATTAATACAGTTAAACGATTTATTACAATTGAAGACAATATCGTTAACTGTTCTTTAAATGGTGCTGTTATTAACGATCTTAATAAATATAGACAATTACTATTAACTAACTATTCTAGTGCCTGTAGAGGGTGTTAAATTAACTATGGAGTATTTTATAGATAAACGTGTATTTGTAACAGGAAGAAAATCTGTTCTTTCTTTAGATAACCCGTTTAATCTAACTGCTTTTGTGAATAGTCAAATTTCATTAATGGGTGTTTCTTGTGCTCAAAATGGATTAAATATTCAAACAGCATTAGATCCTATAACTGGAACACAAACTAATTGTACAGAATTAGGTGGTACATTATTACATGGTACTACAGTTACAGGGGGAGGGCATCAATTTGCATTTGATACTGTAGATTTAGACTTTACAGGAGATTTTTGGTTTACTCAATATGCAGAGACTATAGCCATAAGATCTGCACAAACTTTATTACTACGAGGAGACTCAACAGTAAAATTAATTACTCCTAGTATTGTAGCTTCTACTGGTACAGCTGGACAAATATTAACTTTACAATCATCTGCAGGGCCTGTTACAGGTGGAACATGTGAATGGGCTGATCCAAGTGCAGCAATGCTTAATAATATATATACAGCAGATGGCACCGTAGCTACTAATAGATCAATAGGGGGAGATGGAGAATTATATAGTATTACTTTTGAAGAGTTTTCTACTTTTCAAGTTAGTGATACAAATGATATAACATTATCATCATTAAATAATTTAACATTATCAGCGGATAATGCTATACTTATTAAAACTCCGGGTGTAGCAGGTAGTCAGGTTGGTGATATATTAACTGCTGTAGTAGCAGGTACTGGGGAATGTGAATGGCAAACTCCAAGTGGTTTATTAAATGTAGGTTTAGGACTTACAGAATCACCTGCAGGAACAGTTAAACTTGGAGGTGTAGGAATAGGGTCAAGTGAAAATTTAGAAGTAGCAAATGCAGGTTTATGGGAAGTAAAAGAAAGTGGAACAGTTGCAGATACTAATTTAAGTTTAGGGATAGGAACAAATCCTTTATATGGACCAGGAATTATTTCTGATATCTCTACAACAGGAACACAGGCTACTACAGGAATAGTTAGTCCTGCAGTTGGAATTTCATTTGAAATAATTGCAGATAATTATGGTACAATAGGAAATTCAATAGTAATAACTACTGATGGAGCAAACACAATAGAACAACTAGTAATAAATTGGAATTCATCAAATCCTTCAAACACAGCTACAGTAACATATTATTTAGGATCAGGATGGGGACCACTTTCTACAGGTGTATCCCATACTTTAAGTGGAGGTAGTGGACTTACTCCTTCTACAGCAATAAATGCTGTACTTGCAACATACCCTCCTCAACCTATAATGTATCAGGCTGTCCCTAGTCAAAATTTTGAAAGATTAATTTCTTTTGATACTTCATTATTTATGAAGGATGAGGAAGACACAAAAAGATCTACAATATCAATAAATAGTTCTCAAGGAATAACATTAGATACAAAAGACACTAGTGTAAATGAAGATAATTATATAGATATAGGATATTCTAGCGGTATTTCGTTTGGAAGTAATATTTCCCCTTCTTATACCTATACTTTTCCAATGGTAGATGGTCTTATAGGTCAAAGTTTTGTTAATGATGGAGGGAATATTATTAATTGGGAAGATCAAATAAAAGTTGTTAGTACTGCAATAAATTATACAGCAAATCATAAAGAAGTTGTTTTAGTAACTACTGGTGCAACAGATAAAGATATAACGTTACCTTTAGCAGCAAGAGCTAATCAACAAATAACTATTAAAAAAATAGATGCTGGCGCAGGAGTTGTTCATGTATTAGGTAATGGAGTTGAAACTATAGATGGTATAAATGATCAACCACTGAATTCACAATATGAAGTAATAACTGTTGTAA